CATGGCGGCCTTGGCGTAGTCCTCGGCGCTGACCGGCTTTTCAAACTTGGCCTCGTTGGTCAAGTCCTCGCTGCCGGGCAGGGCCATGTCCTCGATGTCGCGGATGCGCTGGCGCTCCGTGTCAGTTGCCGCCTGCGCCGCCGCCTGCTCGATTTGGGCGATCATGTCCGGGTAAGCCTGACGCAGATCGTCCACGGTCTTGATTTCCATGTCGAAATCCTCCTTGTTTTCCCCGGACGCTCCGCCGGGATTTTTATTTACAAAACCGCTGGCGGCGGGGGCTGCTGCCACGCTGTTCTGTACAAAAGTGGGTGCCTTGTCGAAAGGCAGGTGCATGTTGACGCTGTTGACAAACAGCAGGCCGTCGCGGTTTTCCACCACGGTTTCGCCGTCGTCGCCGGTCAACTCGTCCACAAAGCCGTTTTCCTTGGCTTCTGCGCTTGTCCACCAGCTCGTCGCGTCCATCCATGCGGCAACCTCGTCTTTCTCCCTGCCCGTCTTTTTGGCGTACAGGGTGACGATGTTTTCCCGTATGGTGTTCAGAGCGCCGACATAGCTTTGCAGGTCGTGCGCCTCGTAATAACCCAGCAGGCCCATCTTGACAGGGTGGATCATGTAGGTGCCGTCCTCCGCCGCAATGACCTTGTTGCAATGGCAGGCAACAATAGTCGCGGCGCTGGCGCACAGTCCGTCGATGATAGCGGTCACTTCTGCGGCGTTTGCCTCCAGCAGATTGCCGATGGCCTGCGCCGCGAATACGTCACCGCCGCCGCTGTTGATCCTGACGGTTATTTCGCTGACCGGCCCCAGCTCGGCAAGGTCGTCTGCAAACTGTTTGGGTGTGACTTCATCCCCCCACCAGCTTGTTTCCGATATGTCGCCGTATAAAAGCAGCTCGGCGCTGTTCACCGTCTTGTTTTGAAATCGCCAAAACTTCGGCATTTTCTCCCTCCTTTTCCGTTTTCCCGTTCCCTCGTCTCAATCGCGGCAAAGCCCAGTGAAACGGGTTTGCCGCGAAAAGGAGGAGCAGCGGAATAAATGAAGCTTTCGCCATGCTTGGCGGAAGTGAATGCTATGTAGCTTGTGACGACGTGATGTCGTCCACGGCCTTTTTCTGTGTGGCTTCTGCCACGCGCTGCCGGATGTTGATGTTGTAATCGCCGCCGGTCATTTGTGCGGTTTCTTCCTGCGCGGTGCTAAATCCGGCGTTCACGCGCTTAATAGCTGCGTCAACCTCCTGCACCGGGTTCAGATTTGTGCGGGCCGGGCCGTTCCATGTACATTCCATGTACGCCCTGCGGCGGGCCGGATCATCGAAAAAGCCCGGCGCTTTGATGCGCCCTCGGGCCACGGCTTCGGTAAACCATTCCTCGTAGATCGGCCTGCAAAAGTCGTCTGCGAACCATTCCCGCATCATGCCGCAGGTGCGCCAAAACTCGTTGAGTGCGCCCCGTGCCGCGCTGTAGCTGGTGGAAAACATCTTTTGCATGACCTCCGGCGGGATTTCCATTGCCGCGCCGATCTGCTTTATCATGGCGTTCGTAAAAGCGTCGTAGCCCGTGTTCGGGTGCTTCGGCTCCGCAAATTGCACGTCCTCGCCCGGATTGAGCGAAACGATAGCGCCCGGCCCAAGCTCAATGCTCGACTGATCCGCTCCGTCAATGAGCTGTTCCGGCGGCAGCATTTCGCCAAATGGCCGCCCGTCGTTGGCAATGCTCGACTTGACGATCACAGTAAAATAGGCAGACAACACCGCCGCCGTAATTTCGGCATCGGTATATCTGCCCAACTGTTTAAGTGCTTCCAGCACCGGCGCGAGAATTGGTACGCCGCGCACCTGACCGGCCCGCTCCCTGTTCATCACATGGAGGACGTTCCGCCGCCCGGTGGCTTCGCCGTAGGCTTCTACGCGCTGCCAGTCCATTTGTCCCGGCTGTAGGTTTGCCGCGTTTGCCAGCGGGTGACGGTTGCAAATCCAGTAGGCGACTACCGCGCCCTCCGCGTCCGTCTCCACGCCCTGCACAATCTGGTGGACTTGATAGCCCCGCACCTCGCAGGGTGCCAGCCTGTCGAGCCCGTCCGGGCTGCATATTCTGTCCGCCTCTATGACACTTACCCGCAGGCCATATGGCTGTGTGCGGGACGGCTCTTTGATTGGCAGCACAGCGATTGCGTCCCCATTCATCAGGTAGCCCAAATAGGCAAGCTGTTGGAGCTTATAGAAATTGTCCACATGGTCAGCGTCACAGTCCGGCGTGTCCGCCCATAAAGAAAACTCGCGGATGATCTGCGTTTGCAGCTCTACCGCCTGCTCCTGCGTCAGCCCCAAATAGTCCGCATCCAGCTTCGGCGCGGGCACCAGCCCGGCAGCGATCACGTTTGTGCGCATTGTTTTCAGCGCCGCCGCCGCTGTCGGTATGCCCATATATGCGTCGCGGCTGCGCTGCCGGAGAACGTCGATGTTGTCCTCAATGTCCTCTTTGGCGCTGCCGCCGTAATACATCCAGCCCCGCATACTTTTCTTTGTCTGGTTGGCTCCATAATTCCCATAGCCGCTGTTCAGGAAAGAAAGTGCGCTGCGTGCTGCCGCTCGCTTTACCGCGTGTGTCGGGGCGATCGTCGCAAGCGCACGGTCAAAGATATTCGGTTTTGCCATGCCCGCCCTCCTTTACACGTCGCGGGGAACACCATGCCACAGCCGGTTTCTGCCGCCGCTCTTTTCTTCCGCTTCGGCCTCCGCCAGCTTTCCGGCCCAGTATTCCATTTCTTCGCGGATTTGCTTCAAGTCTGCCCGCGTCAACATACGGCTGCCGATCTGGTAGCTCTGCCCGGTCGCAACGCTTTCCTCCGCCGCCAGCCATGTATTCAGTTTTTCTTGGCACAGTTTCTTGCTGAAAATAGCCATTTAGATGCCCTCCGATATGCGCCGACGGCCTGCGCGTCGCCTCGCCGGTTCCGCTCCCGGTTCCGGCTTCTGCAAGACCGGGTTTGTGATTTCCAGCGCCGCCGTCGCGTAGTTGCGCAGGTCAAGCGGTTCGTTGCGCTTGTGGGCGCTGTCTTTCAGCTCCCACACCACAACGGCGCGGCCCTTGCGGAAACGCTGCACCATCTTTTCAGCCGTCAGGCCCTTAAAATAATCCTCGTCATAGCCCGCCGCTTCATTCAGCGGGAAATGGCAGTAGTTCGGCCCCTTGGTCGGGTGCTTGAGGCGCTGGTACAAAAGCGCCTTGCCAGCGTCAACGCCGATGATGAACAGCGGCGCTTTCACGCGGTTATTTGTGGTGGGGTTGCGGATGTACGGCACCTCCGCGCCGCCCTTGCCCTTGATGGCCCAAACGCGCCGCTCGTACCGCTCCACCGTGAAGCGGTAAACCTGCGTGGAGTAGTGGCCGCCGCTGTCGATGCACGTTGCGAGAATGTTCAGCACCGTTCCGTCCGCCTTGCGGAAAGGCGTTTGCAGGAAAGCGTCGAGGTCTGCCCATACCTGTTCTTTGAGCATATCCCCAAAGATTTTCTGATAGCGGATGCCCCAGCTCTCTTTTCCCGCGCCCCAGCCGACAACCTCCACTTCAAAGCGGTCGTCCTGTACGTCCACGCCTGCGGTCAGCACCAGCACGTCGCCCGGCACCTCCGCGTCGTAGATTTCGCGGCGGGAAAGCAGCTCGTTTTCTTCAAGCGTGCTGCCCGGCTCCTCCCACGGTTCGCCCAGCTCTGTGTTGACCCACGTTTTCATTTTTTCTGGATCGCCCAGCTTCAAAAGCTCATTGGCAACAAGGAACTTTTCTACGACCTCATACCAGCCGCAGAACGTAGAGGCAAGCGTGTTCAGATGAAAGCCCCTTGTTTCCGCCGTCGGATTGGCGGCCACAAAGCGCCCGCGCTGCGCCGCTTTCTTCCACTCATATTCGCCGGACTGTTCGCCGCACTTCTCGCACTGGAATGTGATACCCTTGGAAAGATCGTTCTTGTCAAAGACGATCCCGCGCCATGCAAGCGGCTGATAGTATCCGCATTTCGGGCACGGCACGTTCCATTCTTCGCGTGTGCTTTCTTCGTACTCGGTGGCAATCCGGCTGCTTCCTTTCAGGCCCGGCGTGGAGACGATTACGGTTTTCTTGTCCCAAAAGGTCGTCTGTCTCTTTTGCCCCAGCAGCAGGGGGTCGCCCTCCGTTCCGGCACTGGCCGGGTATCGGTCAACCTCGTCAGCAAGCAGCACCTTGATTGGGCGGCTCGCAAGGCTGGCCGGGGAATTAGCCCCGATGATGGTCACATGACCGCCGGGGAAATTCTTTTTCAGGATCGTGTTGCCGGAATACCGGCTTTTGGTATCTACGAGATCGCGCAGCACCGGCGTGTCCCGCAGCATGGGCGCAAGAAAGTCCTTGCTGAACGTCTGCGCCATGTCAAGCGTCGGCTGCATGACCAGCACCGGCGCGGGGTAGTAGTGCATATAGTAGCCCAGCATATTCATAAGCATGGCCGTCTTTCCGATCTGCGCCGCGCTCATAATGACCACCTTGCGGATATGCGGATTGCCGATTGCGTCCATGATCTCCCGCTGATACGGTGCCTTGTCCGTGTGCCAGCGGCCCGGCTCTGCGCTGTTTTCCGCCGACAGCATACGGTATCGGTCGGCCCATTCGGATAGCGTCAGCTCTGGAGGCGGTTTCAGAACTGCAAGGCACCGGGCGAACATATCCGCCGTTGCCTTTGGCAGCTCAACCGTTTTTCTTTGCCGCTCCACGCTTCGCACCCCGTTTCTCCGGCCATATCTTGCTATACGCTTCCCGCCTGCACTTCGGGAATAAGCAGAACACAATGCTCGTCCCCGTGTAGCAGCGCCACACGCAGCCGTCGCATTTATGCTTTTTCGGTTTCTTCTGTTCCATCTTCTCCGATGGGAACGGCCATGGCCGCGTTGTATTGGCTCATTTCCTCCAGCGCCTCGTCAATGGCGCGTTTCAGCGCGTCAAAGATACCGGCCTGATTTCCGCCCATGGCGGCAAGGCTCGGTGACAGCTTGGCCGGGATAATAAGAAAGCGGCTTCGCACGTTCAGCAGCATCGTTTTGATGCCCTTTTCAAAATCCGCCGTGCTGTGCAGCTCGCCCCGGCGTTGCTCGTTGTCCATTTCTGCGGCTTCCCGCTTTGCGGCGGTCAGCCTCCTGCGTTCTTCGTTCAGGTTTTCCTTGCCCGCTCCGCCGAGGTATTGGATATACCGGGCAACGGTCGGCTGTAGGTCATACAGTCCCGGTCTTGCTTCCTGTATCACGCCCTCGTCTCGGAGCTGCCTTACCCGCCGTTCCGTCAGGCAAAGCCATTGGGCAACCACCTTGCTTGTGTAGAATGTCATTGCGTTCACCCCAGATATTTTTGAACGCTGGCGCTGACAACAGCTTTCGCAGCTTCAATCGCTGCTTCCATGGCCATAGACCCCGCCGATTTGAGTACGCTCTTGACCGCTTTCCAGTTCTTTGTTTCCCGGATATTCGCAGTAAATTCATGCCCTTTCACGGTCAGGTCGGAAACCACGATTTTGTATGTTGAGCTGTTCCGCTCCGTGCGGATCAGTTCTGCGTCCTCGCAGTAGCGCACATGATAGAAAAGCATTTCGTTTGTATATCCGCGCCGCTCTTGCAGTTCTTCCTGATAACGCGGGATCGCCTCTTCATCCTCGCCCATGGCGCAGCAGACGGCTTCCATCTGTTCCTCGTCCATAAAGCAGCAGCGTTGGCGCAGACTTGTATTCTTTTCAACGCACAGCAGAATGTCGCGTATGCAATCCATATTCAGCTTCATGGCTCTCCTCCTGTGTCGTCAAAGGCTTCCGTTTCCTCGTCCGGGCCGCCGATGGGCACGGCCCCGGTCGCTCTCATGCGCAGGATTTCAAGGCGTTCCCGCTCCAACTCAATGCGCCGGTCGGTTTCCTCCATGGCCCGCAGACTGTTGGTGATGGTGGCGATCCGCCCCTGCACCTTGTAAAGCGCCTCCTGCAATTTCATCACGCGGTTAAAGGCGCTGTCCTTGGTGTACATGCCCATTTGCTGCCGCGCTCCGTCCTGCTTCTTGTCTCCGCGTCCCGCAGGCTCGCGCATATCAAGGACGCTGGACAGATGCAGCGTGTCCTCCGGCTCCGCTTCGTACATGGCGATCTTTGACATAATCCGATGCTCCCGGACTTTCAGCAGGCGCATTTCATGGATCAGCGCGTCCCGGCTTCCGACGGGCGCAGCGTCCGCTACCTCCCGCTCCTTGTCGGTCAGCATATCGAAAAGGACGGCGCTATAGGCTCCGTCCTTTTCCGCGTTCTTGTTTCCCAGTGGCGCTCCCTCGTGGCTGCCCGCCGCGTTTTGGTGCCCGGCGCTGTTTCTGTTTCCCGGTTGCCCGCCGCGCTTCCGCTTCGGCTTCGGCACAGCCTCGTCCCATTTGTCTGCCGCTTTCCAGTTCCGCAAGGTCTGATACGTTACGCCCTGCTGCTCTGCCAGCTCTCGCAGGTTGACACTTTCCCCCTTGCTTTTCCGGGCAATGTATTCAGCCTTGGCGGTGTCGCGCTTCTCGCTCCGCTTCGGCATTTCGCACCTCCAGATGTGGCATAATAAAAGCCCGCAGCGTCCGCCGCGAGCTTTCTTATACCTTGTCCATGCTATCAATCTACCACGGAAAACCTGTGAAAGTTGCTAACTCCGAAAAATATTTTTTGGCAAAAAAATAACACGCCCGTGCGTTGGGTTTTTATTTCCAACGCACGAGCGTGTTATATGCGTGCTATATGCGTGCTATATGCGTGTTATGTGATCTTCCCTTCCCGTGTGAACGGATCGTAAAAGACCTTGCTTGTGTCCAGCTTTTCAGTCAGAACCGGCGCGTACCCGAAATAATAGCAGTTGTCCGAAAAGCTGTCCCAAATATTCATGTAAGCCAGATTGTCCCAGTTATATTTTTCAAAGGCTTCCCGTGTCATAATCTCCGAAAGCCCCTCAATCACCATGTCATTGCCGTACTGATCCACGCCCGCAAGCATCACGTCAAAGCGCACCCGCTCCACTCCGTCGATTTGATAGGCGTATTGGCAGAAATGAATATAGCGGTTTACGTTCTGATAGATATAGCTTGTTTCGTCCAGCACCGTGTCCGGCAGATAGGAAACGACAAAGGCGCTGTCAAAATCGTCCCACTCCGCTTTCAGGTCGCTGTATTCAAAGGCAAACAGCTCCGCCGCCAGCTTTTCCAGAGAGGCAGCGTCCGCCGTGTAATTCTCCGGCTTGAACTCCGCCGCCGGTTCCGCCGTCGGCTCCGGCTCCTGTTCCTGTGTGGGCGGCGCTGTGTATGTATAGCTTGTAATCACCACAGGCACATTGCTTTCAAACATGGCATTTCTCTTGTAGTCCGTTTTTCCGTCCACGGAAACACTGAACACTTTGCCGTCGATAGTCTCCTTGTCTGTCTCCTTATGTTCCGCCGCGATATTGTCAAAGCCTGCCGCTTCCAGTGCGTCCCGCGCCTCGTCGTGGTGCATGGCGCTGAACTCGATGTTTGTTTTCGGCACCTTTGCCGGGTTTTCAATTTTCGTACAGCCCGCCAGCAGCAGGGCGACGATCACGGCGGAAAGGATCATGGTGCTTGTTCTTTTCTTCATAGCTCAACCTCATTTCCTTTACAGGCCCGCCGCTTTGTAAATCTTTCCGGCTTTTTTCTCTGCTTTCTTATGGTCTGTAAATCTTTATTACAAGAATACCAGAAA